AGCTTGATGAAGGATGGCTTTGTTTGCAATTCCGGAAGAACACGCAAGACACCCGATGGCAATGATGCAATCGTATGGATTGCCGATGCATTCGTCTCACGCGCGGCTTTGCCCGTGCTAGGGTCGGAAGGGTCGGATCTCAGGAGTTAGGCCTTGAAATCCGATGGAGAGAGCCCGGTCTGCCTGTCAGCGGCCGGGCTCTCGCGTGTCACCTTGCAAAAACTACATCGCATCCCTTACCCTAAAAGTGCGCGAAGGCGTGGGGCAGAAACTTCAAATGACGGATGACGGTCAAAAGATCCGAGTCTTGCATTCTTAACCGCCAAAAAATTTTTTGGGGGGTAGGGGGGCATTTCTTAAAATCAAAATTCGGATCATTTTAATACTCCCTAAACGATTGAGAGATATCGTGAAAATCCTAAAAATACAAATGCTTTTGATTGTTGCAATCTTATGCTTACCCGTATCTCCAAAAGATTACGCAAGATCAAAGACCAATGACAAAGATTTCAAATGTCTGGTCGAGCTCTGGAATAGAGAATCAAGATGGAATCACAAATCTATTTCACGGACTCAAGATTATGGGATACCACAAAGGCACATGCCAAATCACACAAAGGCGCAACGCAAAGCATTCTTGCGCTCGCCGGAGAAGCAAATTGATTGGGGCTTGAATTATCTTCGGCACCGATATGCAACCGAATCGGATCCGAGTGGAATATGCTCCGGCCTAAATCACAGCTTTCGGAAGGGCTGGTATTAGATGAGATCAAATGAAAAAGTAACCATTGGCATTTGTAGTCCGGGAGTGGTCTCAACCAACTTCATGACATCAATTCTCGACATTGCCAGATCACAAAAGCAATTGGGTCAATTCATCTCATTGCAAGGATCCGGAGTTATCTCTCGATTACGCAATCAAGTAGCTGCTACATTCTTGGATGCAACCAAAGATGATTGGCTCTTGATGATTGACACGGATGAGATGTTGAGCAAAGAATGCTTTGTCAAGCTCATGGATGCGGCCGATGCATATATCCGGCCAATTGTGAGCGGTGTGGTCTTTGGTGCATGGGAGACGGGTGAGATCTATCCAGAGCCGGTGCCTTGTATCTTTAAGACCAACGATACCGGCGGATTGTTCCCGGTGCATGATTACGAACCAAATCAATTGATTGAGATAGATGCGGCCGGCACGGGTTGCCTATTGGTACACCGCCAAGTGCTTGAGAGATTTAGGCAAGAAGCCAATGAGCATCAAGGCCAGATGTGGGGATTCTTCCAAGATATGCCGCTCAATGGTGAATGGATCGGTGAGGATATTCTTTTCAGCTTACGCGCCAAGAGTTTTGGATACAAGATTCACGCACATACGGGAGTATTGTTGCCACACGAAAGAAGGTATTGGCTCAAGGATGTGCATCATGAGGACTTTAAGAGATTCGCAAAAGTGCCACACTTAAGCGTAATGCCACAACCAAAGGAGACAGATGGCAACGAATAAGCAAGTTACCGTGACCACGACAAGTCAATCAATCGTGAGTGTGGATGATGTGACTCAGCATGTCTATTTGCACGCCAAGCACGCGACTTACATTGGCAATGAAGGCGTGACAAGTAGCAATGGCTATTTGATGGACAATGATGACAAGCTTGATGTGATCTTAAATACTGGAGAAGTCTTATATGCGGTAGCCGGTTCAGGTTCGGGAACACTTCATGTCTTGATCACGGCTCAAAGGTAAATTATGGGATGGGTGGGGATGCATCAAGAGACTCCGATCTGGACTTGCGATGCTTGTGGAGCCGAGAGTGATTACAATTCCGGATGTGCAATCCTTACGAATCGGGATATGCGCTTCTTTTGCCGGACTTGCCTAGATCAGACCCGCCCAATGCCAAGATTTAAGCCGAAAGGGCACTAATATGCGCGTTTTTTCCCAAAAGTTATGCACAGGCATACGCCGGTCGCGCGCTTTTTCTCTCTCCCCGGCTTGTGGAAAAACCAAAAGAAAAAAACAGAAATGAAAAGACCGTGGGAAAAGACTTTGCATTCTCGCAAATATGATTCAAATTACCGTAAAATCCGGAAGGTACTTTTAGCTTCATCGCCAATGTGTTATTGGTGCCATTTAGCTTTGGCAACACAAATTGATCACGATCCACCGCTTGCTTCATTTGTGAATCCGGAGCAATGGCAAGGAGACTTGAGACCATCATGTGCCAAATGTAACGCATCGAGGGGAGCAACTTATGGCAACCGCGCAAGGCGAGCCCACAAAAATTCGCGCACTTGGTAGCGTGAAGGCACCGGCCAAGAAATCGAGCCGGCAATATCGTCATTCCAAAGCGATGACCGAATCGATCAAGGAGCATGGTCATATTCAAGCATCAATCAAGGAGTCTTTGCTAGGGCTTGCCCGGGCATGGGATCAGATTGAAGCGACCGGCAAAGGTATGCACACCGTTCCATCAATCGCTCGAGAGATAAGAGCGACATGGGAGCAAGTGGGTGTGATCGAGGATGAAGAAGATATATGGGAGAACTTAAGCTAAAGGCTCACGCCGGATCACCGCCTAGATGGGGAACCGCGCGTGATCTCGCCAATGACACCGATGGCCAAATCTTGCGCCGTGTTGCCCGGCTTATGGGATTCGAGCTCTTTGATTGGCAAGCACATGTCTCAGATGTAGCACTTGAGAAGGTGAATGGCTTTTATCGGTATCGCACTATCTGCACGCAAGTCGGCCGGCAAAATGGCAAAAGCAAATTGATCTCGGCGCGTATTGCAATGGAAGCAATGAAGCCGAATCATCACATTGCATACACCGCGCAAGATCGCAATATGGCAAGAGCCAAATGGGAAGAACATGTCGAGATCCTTGAATCCGCTCCAAGACTTCGCAAGAAGATCAAGCGAGTAAGCCGGGTCAATGGATCCGAAAGAATATTTTTCACCAATGGTTCAAGCTATGGAATCATCACACCAAATGCAAGCAAAGGCGGCCGAGGCACATCTTTGGATTTGGTCGTGATTGATGAAGCTTTGACTCACAAGCTTGAATTGATCTCGGCATTGCAACCGACTTTGGGCACAAAGGCAAATGGTCAATTATGGATTGTCTCTAATGCCGGCCATCCAATACATTCCGAACTTTTGAGTCATTATAGGAATCTAGGTCATGCACATTTGGAAGATCCATTGAGTGATTTGGCATGGTTCGAGTGGGCTCCGGAAAAAGATGATTTTGACTATATGGATGAAGATGTCTGGTATCAGGCAATCCCATCTTTAGATTTGGAATATGGTGTCAAGATCCGGGCGGTGCGAGAAGCTGCCAACACCAATTCACCGGAGATCTTTACTCGAGAATGGTTGAATGTCTGGCCGGCTCAAGAATCGGTGCAAGTAGTAGCACCGGATCTTTGGGATTCGCTAGTGCGTACCGATATCACTATCGGCGAGCGCATGGTGCTATCGGTGGACATCTCGGTCGAGCGACACAAAGCCGCGATTGGTGCATCGGCTCTTGTGCGCGGATTGACTCCGGTTGAAGTAGTAGATGCACGCGATGGCACTCAATGGCTCTTGCCGCGATTGATAGAGATAGCAAAAAAATGGAAAGCACCCGTGATCATTGATGGCGGCTCCCCTGCCGGATCTTTAATCGGTGAGCTTGAGAATGCTGGTATCAAAGTGATCACGGTATCAATGAGAGATTACGGGAAGGCGTGTGGATCCTTTTATGATGCGGTACATGCTCGCACAATTTGTCATCTTGATGATCCGCTTCTACGCGCGGCAATCACCGAAGCAAGCAAAAGACCGCTCGGAGATGCATGGGCTTGGAATCGTAAGAATGCTTCAAATATCACGCCGCTTGTTGCGGTAACACTTGCACGGTATGGGGTAACAAATACACCGGAAGATAAGCCAATACAAAGGAGCCGAATATTTTGATGAAAAAATATATTGCAACCGCATTGCAAGCTTTAGGTTGCGCAATACTCACCGCCGGAATTGCAACATTTTCAACCGTCATTGCGGTACTATTTGCGGGCTCCGTCATTTTGTTATTTGGACTCGCCGTTGAACGGAGTGAATGATGCTTGGCAAAATACTTAAAAGACAAATTCAACCTTCAACCGTGTACACCAATACAGGCTTTGTTGATTCACTTGGTCGCGTTGGAAGATTCTATGAAGGCTCATGGTCTGGCACTTATGTCGATCAAGAGACCGCGCTTGGAGTGCCGGCAATATTTCGCGGCGTGACATTGATTGCCGATGCGATTGGTGCTTTGCCGCTTCACAGTTATCGCAACGGGAAACTTGTAAAACCGACTCCGCAAATTCTAGTGCGCCCAAATCCACCGGAGACCCGGATGGAAACAATTTCAGCGATGGCCGCTTCTTTAATTATGCACGGAAATTATATTGCGGTACTTGGTGAACCCGGTGCAAATGGATTGCCCGATAGCTTCTATCCCGTCTCTCCCGATCGCGTGCATGTGCAAAGAGAACGCGGTCGAATCATTTACAAAATAGATGATCGCACTTATGATCAAAGCGAAATTTTGCACATCAAGAATTTTTCAATGCCAGGGTCGGTCGTTGGTGTTGGACTTCTTGCAACACAAAAACAAGGTATTGGAAAATCAATTGCAATCAATGAATATGCCGCAAGATATTTTGATGGCGGTGTAGTACCGACCGCCGTGCTTAAATCTGCCAATCCGGATCTAACACAAGAAGAAGCCGATGCAATGAAGTCAAGTTGGATGTCAATGTATTCTGGCCGCAATCGTGCGCCGGTAGTTATGAACTCATCAACAGAATTTCAAGTGTTGAGCAATAACGCGCAAGAGTCACAATTGCTCGAATCGCAAGTCAATGATTTGACTACGGCTTCAAATATGCTTGGACTCCCGGCTTATTATCTTGGAAGTCCAAATGCTTCTAGGACATATTCAAATGTTGAGCAAGAGAATCTTCAATTGGTTAGATGGTCAATCCAACCAATTGCACAAAGGATTGAAGAAGCTTTGTCGGATCTATTGGTACGCGGCCAACAGGCCAAATTCAATTATGACTCACTATTGCGCACCGACACATTGAGCAGGTATCAAGCTCACGCAATTGCAATCGGTAGTGGATTCTTGACTATTGATGAAGTGCGTGCAATGGAGCAAAGAGAAGCACTTGATGATGATGCAGAAAATGAGATTGAAGAATCCGATGTCGATGAAGTTGAGTCCGAAGGAGAAGCCGATGACTATATCGAATCAATCTAAGGTTGAGAATCGAAGCTACTTTGCAGAGCTTGAATATCGCATCGAAGGCGATGGTCGCACCATTACCGGGATCGCCGTGCCTTATGACATTGAGCAAAAAGTCGCGCCGGGATTGACCGAGGTATTTCGCAAGGGTGCATTTGCCGATGTAGTCAAGGCCGCATTCCGGGTCAAGCTTCTCCGCGGCCATGATGCGCAAGCTTTGCCGCTTGGTCGTGCCACTTTACTCAGGGAGACCGACAAGGGCTTATATGGTGAATTTAGGATCTCCAATACCAAAGCAGGAGATGAAGTCTTAGAGCTGGTCAAGGATGGCGCATTGGATCAATTATCAATTGGCTTCATGCCGTTGAAGAATCGCAAGCGTGCCGATGGGGTGGTCGAGCGGCTCAAAGCACATTTGGCCGAAGTCTCGCTTGTCACCTTTGGAGCATACGGTGATCTTGCAAGTGTGACCGGCATGCGTGATTTGACCGATGTCGATTCACCGAGACTTGATGCCGCACGCGAGATCTTGGCAAAGCTAAAGGTCTAAATGCCATATTCTATCGTCACCGATCATCCGGAATGCTCGGGATATGCGGTGATCAAAGATGCCAATCGAGAACTTCTTGGATGCCATCGCACCGAAGATCAAGCACAAGCACAATTGACCGCGCTTAATATTGCAGAGTACGGTCAAAGGGTTGATGGCTACACACCAACCGCGGCCATGAAAAGCGAAGCGCAAAGAGGATTGGATTGGCGAAGTGAGTTTGGCCGCGGTGGCACCGAAATCGGAATTGCACGGGCTCGAGATATAAGTAACGGAAAACAATTGCCGCTTGAGACGGTCAATCGTATGGTCTCATTTTTTGCTCGGCATGAAGTGGACAAGCAAGCCGAAGGATTTAGCCCGGGCGAAGATGGGTATCCTTCAAATGGTCGCATTGCGTGGGCTCTTTGGGGTGGAGATCCCGGTCGATCA